CAGCATTTAAACCAATAGCAACTGCTTGTGAGCCTTGGGTCCATCTACCGGCTTCTCTACCTAATGCTATAGCATCTAATTGTTGACTTGATGATGCCGTAGTATTACCAATAGCAATACCTGATGCACCTTGTGAAGCATTACCTGCAAGATTGCCAATTGCTATTGCGCTCGCTACTTGTGAAGAGGCACCTGCATCATCACCAATTGCTATTGCAGAAATACCTTGATTGACATTACCAGCAGTATCACCTATGGCTATTGCACCAGAACCTTGATTGCTATAACCTGAATTTAAACCTATAGCAACTGCGTTCGTACCTTGGGATGATTGACCCGCATAACCTCCTATAGCTATTGCTGATGCAGATTGATTTTCATGACCTGCTAGTGTTCCTAATGATATGCAATTAGTTTCTTGACCTGTAAAAGCAGCCCCTCTTCCAATAGCAATACTGTTTTCACCTTGAAAAGCCTGACCTGATTCATAACCTATTGCTATACCTTGAGCACCTTGAGTATATGTACCTGCTGAATAACCTATAGCAATAGCGTAGTTATTTTGTAATGAAGCACCTGTATTAGTTCCTATATTGATTTTATCATCTGTGTATAATATTCTATTTGTTGTCATATTAATATCATCATTAAATGTTGCTAATCCATTTACATTTATAGCCTGTAAATTTTCTGTCCCTTGTGCATTTGGATATCTTAAAAATAATTTTTTTGCTTTATTAAATGTTAGAGGTTCATCTCCTCCGTCAAAATCAAAACTATTATAAATTCCTAACACTTGTCTTGGTGGTAAATAAGAAGACATTTTTAATTATATTATATTATTATAATCATAATTTTAAATAAAGATTAATTTAAAACTATATTAATTATATATAATATATATTAACCAAATGAGAAGAGCATACGGGGGAAATATACAATCTCAAGAAGATTTAAAGAAAAAAATTGAGTTGAGGAAAAAACCAAAGGATCCAGTTCATAAAATAGTCAATTTTTATGAACTAATACCAAAGAAATATTTAAATGATGTTGATAATCCTAATTTTAATTTACATGAAATAGAGATACCTTTTAGAATGTGTGTTGTTGCACCTTCTGGTAGTGGTAAAACTAATTTTGTATTGAATTTAATAAGAGTTTTTAGTCATGGTAAAGGTACATTCGCAGATATAACAATAGTGACAGCAAATAAGGATGAGCCATTATATAATTGGTTATGTGCTCAAAATGATAATATAAGAATAGTTGAAGGTTTAAATAATAATCCTAAATTAGATGATTATGATAAGGAATATAACCATTTATTAATATGGGATGATTTAATGATTGCTAAGAATTTAGAAGATGTTGAAAAATATTATATAAGAGCAAGAAAGAAGAATGTATCTTTGATGTTTTTAGCACAATCTTATATTAATATACCAAAGATTATAAGGAAAAATTCAACCTATTTAGTTTTATTTGATTTAGGAGGAAGTAAAAGAGAACAGAATTATATTTTAAATGAATGGTCATCTAATCTAGATAAAGATGAATTACGTGCTATTTATGAAGATGCTGTTAAAGAAAAGATGAATCCATTAATTATTAAAGGTGGTAAAGTTGATAAAAATAAGAAATATAGAAAAGGATTTCTTGAATATTATAATCTTGATGATTTTTTAAAGAATATACCTCGTTTTTTACCTAAAAAACGGAATAATAAGGTTATATATTATAGTAGTTCAGATAGTGAATAAAAATATAGGATTTGACATAACTTCTTATAATATGATATAATTTATTTTAGATAAAAAGTAAAAATATAATAATAATATAATATTTAGAAAAATCTTTAAAAAAAACTTATATATTTTTATAAGAGTTATGACAAAATCTATATATGCTATATATTTTTTATAATATCAATAATATAATTAAATCAACTTAAATATTTAATATTATATACTATATATAATAAAAATGGAATCTTTAACAATTACTTATATTAACTCAAAAACATATACTAATTTAACATCTAAATCAGCGCTATTTTATAATAAAGTTAATAATACTGAAACTGATGAATTATCGTTATATAGTTGTGTATTACAACAATTAAATATATTTGACACTAACACAAGAATTAATATTTTAAATCCTATTAATAACTTATATAAATATCATATTAATGAAAGTATAGATGGAAAACCAATTTATGATGCCTATATTCAATCTATGAATACATATATAAACGCTTTAAAATCAAAATATCCGGATGGACTTTTTGAATTTACTGTAGAAATTAAAGATAGTAATCTTATAGTTTAATATTATGACACATTGTTTCTAATTCATTATCGTAATTTAATGTTATTTTGAATAATTTATTATAGTTTTTTTTATTTGAATAGAATTGTTTAATATTAATCATTTCTTTCAATAAATCTCTTAAATATTTACTTTTTAACGCTTCAAATACTTGTTGTTTAATAAAATTATGAGCCTGAATTATTATACTACAATTGTAAACAAGTATATTAATAAAAAATACTTCCTTGGAATTTATTAATTTAACCATTTTTTTATTATGTAATTTAGGATTACATAAGCATAAGAAAACATTTATATTATATATATGGTCAAATAATAATAATAAGAATTCATCTTTCAATTTACAATGATTAATAAATTCTTTATAAATAATATTTTTAAGAGGAGGCAAACCAATTTTAGCAATCATATCTCTCAACCAATCTTTCATTTTATTACATTCATCTAATAATTCGCTTATTTCTTTTAACACTAATTTATCAACTTGTTTTTTTATTTCTGACATGATATATTATACTATCATATTATTTTTTTAGATGTTTTTAATTTATTTATTTTCTTTGATAAATAATTTTTATTTTTTCTCAATCTCATTTTCTCATCATTATAATATTCTATTTCCCTATTTAATCTGATAATAAACATTTTATGAATTTTCAACATTAATTTATTACTTTCTTCTAAATTGATATTATTTCTCATAAAATCTAAAGTTTCATATACATTAAACCAAATAGTTTTTAATTGGTTTAATACCTTAATAAATCGCTTTTTTTGTAATGCACTATATAATTTCCAATACATTTCAGTAGATGTATTTTTATTAATATATATTGGACAATCATTTGGTTCTTCTACTATATAACCTGACATAATATACCATATAATATTATTAATTCTTTAAGTCGTTTTTATTATCAATATTTTTTTTCATTTCATGTACTAACATACATGAAAAATATAATATTGATAATTCTTCAATTCTATGGCCTAAGAATATATAGTAAATACAATCTAGAATGACTTTATAATAATTTTATAATTATTATAATAAATTTCAAAAATATAAAATATAGTTAGATTTAATGATTTGTCATAGGTCTTATAAAAATATATAAGGATATTTTAAAGATTTTTCTATATATTATAATTATATTTATTTTTTCCTTTTTATTATAAAAATATATTATATATTATAAGAACTTATGTCAAATTATTCAATATTAACTACTTTATTTTTTTTAGTATATTTTCTCTTTTTCTTCTCATTATTAGATTCATCAATTAAAGGATGCTCTATAATAGTTGGTAAAATATTAATAGGTTTAGATTCTTCAATAACAATTGGTTCGGCTTTTTTGAATTCTTCTTTAATTTCTTTTAATTCCTTCTTCTTATTATAATATTCTTTAGCCTTATTACGCTTATAAACTAAAAAATTTGGGTCTTTTTCTTTTCTTCTTAAATAATACTCTTTTCTTTGTTTATTAACCTTCTCTTTATTATTTTCTCTATATTTCTTTGTGGCTTTCTTTTGAGCATCAGAGTATGAAGTATAAATTTTAATAGTTTTAGAACCATCTTCATTAATAATTTCTTCTTGTTTCATCAATTATATATACCATTATATAATTATTCCTTTATATTAATTTAAATGTTTTACAGAAACAGGTAATTTTAATAAATCAACACCTTTCCCGCTATCTTCTTCAATGATTTTATCATAATAAGAATGGTCTTGTGATAATACGTCAACTTCTTTATTTGATTTTTCATCACTTGATAAAAAGAAATGTTTTAATATATATTCATTCTTCTTCCAATCAATAGAATGATTTAAATCGTCAAACATATCCATAAATGTATCAACATCGCGGTATAAATCATTAGTTCTATATTTTGATGCTGTTATAAAATGACCTAACGCTAAACAATAAAAACCACAAGCATTATTCATTAAAGATTGAATATCTTTAGTTGTATAAGGTAATTTTTTATTATAATTCTTTTCAAAGTTTTTTTTAACTATTTCTGGAGGTGGTGCTCCATAAGGGTCAAAATATATAGGCTGTATAATTTTTTTAGGTGTTTCTCTAACATATAACATCGTCCAATGAGTTCCATTATTTTGGTCTCCATCTTCTGTTTCACTATCTTGTAAATTAATAATATAAACTCTATTAACATCAACTTTTGATGGTAATTCATCTTTAAAGAAACATCCACCAAAAGGAATTTCCATTTTTTCAGCAAGATTTCCAACTTCTATATCTGTAAGCATAATAATATATACTAAATATATTATTATAAGTTTAAATTAAATTTATTCTTTTTTCTTAATATAAATATTCTCTTGACTTCTTGATGAACCCATTTTATTCATTGTTTTATCTAATTCATTTTTCATTTCAATCATATCACCAAATTTATCACTTAAATATGATTTTCTTAAGGCATTTACAGATGCCTTCTTATCAAATAATTTATTAAGTCTTTGGTTCAATTTAACATTATTTAATTGATTGAATTCACTATCAAATAATAAATAATCAGTAGGATTTATTTTTATCCATTTGTTTAATATAGATTTAAGTTCTTTTGGTATTTCAACCTTTTGTGTTCCATAAGTTTTAGCGGTTTTATATGAGTTGAATACTAATTCATTTTTATTCATATAATTATCAACATTTTTATCAATATTTTTAATTTTAAAATTAACATAATCTTTACTTCTTCTAGGTGGAATATAAAAACCACCTAATAATGATAATAATATATAATCAACCATTCTTTGATAATCATGAGATTTTAATGAACCTTTTTTTGATAATAAATTATATTCATTTCTTAAAAAACTATATATCTTTTCTAATTCATCTCGTTCAACCCAATTTTCTTTAACACTTTCGCTTTTTGTTTGTTTTGCCTCCTCTTTATTATATTCTTTTATATCATCTAACATTAATTCTCTATAATCTTTATTATCAGTTATAACAACTAAAGCACTGAGAATAGTCTTTCTTTTATTACTTGGTAAATTTTTTAAGAATTTAATTACTTTTTCACTTTCTTTACCAAATTTATTTAAATCATAATCATCGTTATTAAATATCTTTTCATATAAATTGCGTAATATACTTTCGTATGTTTTTAAAGATGATTTACTAATATTGGGTCTCTTTTCTTTTAATATTTTTAAAATTACTTCACTCATATATTAATAATATAATTAATATTCGTTTAAATTAAATTCGTTTAAATATGATAACCGGTTCCTTCTACATCAGTACCATTATTATATTTTTTATATTGTGGTGGTAAAAAAAACTGCATATGAAAATTTGCACCATAAGGTTGAGATTGTAAAGCAGGTGGCAAAAAATTATCCTGAGTTAATAATGAACCCCTACCTCTTATAATATTTAAATGACTATGAATACCAGAACCTCTTGAAGGTGGTTCTAAATCAGAATTATAATAACCTCTAATAGGTGGTTGCGTCAACATTCCATGTACTGTAGCATTATGCATTTTAGCAAGTTCGTGATTTGCTTTAGCAGTAGCAAGATTAGCAAGTTTTAAAGCATCATGTACATTCATACCTCTACCTGCATAAATTCCAGCACCTGCATATAATCCATTACCACCTATTCTTGAATGACCATAATTTGATAAAGAATTAATAGCATTTGCAGCATGTTCATTATCACCATATCTATCAGCCATATTCATATGCGCCTCTGCTAATTTTTCATGTGCTACATCACGACCTATTTGCTTTAATTCACGGCTTAAAGGTTTCATATCTCTACCAATTCTTTTAGCAGTTTTACTTCTAAATGCTCTGGCAATTTTCTTACCAATTCCAACCTTACCACCAACCTTAGAATGACCATAAGATGTAAGAGCATTAATCGCTCTTGCATTGTGTTCATCATCGCCGTAATTATCAATAGCATTCATATGTAAATCGGCTATTTTATTATGAGCCATTTCTTTACCTACTTGTTTAAGTATTCTTCCAACTGGTTTTAATTCTCTACCAATTTTTTTAGCAGTTTTAGAGTTTAAGGCTTTTTTAAACTTCTTAAAAATACTACCACCTTCAGCAAGTGGTAATGGTTTAAATAAACTAGCGTCTGTTTGTTCTGCTAATTGTTCATGTTCTTCAGGACTTACTTCTGCATTAAAATCTAATTCTTCAGGTGTTAATTTTAATTCAACACCTTTATTCTTACCAAAAGCCCTTGAAACTAAATGATAATTATTAGGATTAACAATAAGGTTAAATCCAGTACCTCTTTTAATTCTGGTTGGTAATCCTTTTCTCAATTTATTAAGTTGTCTATTTGAAGCATCAAAAGATATTAAGTGCATAATTATATAATAAATTAAGCATTTATGTTTTTAAATGTATTTATTTTATTTAAAAGCCTTGAGTTTTTAAATATTTAGATTGTCGTCTTGTTAAATCATCTATTTGATTTTGTCTTTCCTTATCTTGTTTTAATTTAGTATTTTCAAGATATTGTGCTAGAGCAATATTTTTTGAATGTTTATATCTTTGATATGGCATTCTTTCAACTATTTCTACTAAATGTATTTGTTTTTTAGGTTTTGATTTTTTTTTAAATCCTGCTCCTAATAATCCATTAGATGATCCTTCTATTTGTTGAAATGGAGGATATTTTTGAATTATTGTATCAGAATCATGTCCCAATTGGTCATCTTTGTATATAGCATCGTTATCATCTCTTGGATCATTATCTGTAGGTTTTGGAGCATTTCTTGATTTTAAAAACGCTACCTCTTCAGGTGTGTACATATCCTCCCAATTCCAATTAGGAGGTGGTCTTGAATCTATATAATCATTATCATTCATACTTAACATTCTGCTCAATAAACTATCATACGGGTATTCAGGATCATGTATATATTTTTGAGGTTTTTTACCTCTAATATCTCCTACTACATTACCCATAAAACTATCACCTAAATTCATAACAGCCATTGGGTCAGATGATCCACTCATAACACCACCTAAAGCCTGACCCATAGCATCACCAAACATATTAACATATTTATTCTTAGATTGTCCTGGGATGTATTCTTTCATTAATTTATTACTTAATGAACTTGTTAATTCTCCAACTATAGGACCACCTGCATAATTACCTGCTAATCCAGCGACTGTTGAAGCCATTGGAATACCTATAGATTTAACAGTCGGTAATAAATAATCATTTGTAATATCACCCATAAATCCTCCCATTTCACCTAAAGCAGGTAATACTTTATTTTCAACTGGTTTGATGATTGCTTTATCAATTGGTTTTTCAATATGTTTTTTAAAACCTTTTCTTATTTCTCTATTTATTTGTTTAGATGATTTTAATTTTCCACCTTCTATATTAGTTTGTTTTCTTCTCGGCATAATATATAATATAATAACCTTAAATATTTAAGTTATTATTATAATTTAATAAAGTTCAATATAAAAATATTTATGTATATCATGTGGTTTATAATATTGATTTAATAATATAATACCTTTTTTCATTAGTTTATCAACATATTTAGATTTTAATGTTTTATCATCATCAAAATATTTCTTTTCAATGGTTATTCTATTATTACCTAACCCAAATTCATAATATTCCTTTTCTTTTTCATCTTTTTTCCTTGTTGTTAAATCTAATGTTTTATGGACTTTTAATTCTTCACCTTTAGTTGTTTTTATTTCTGGTTTTTCATCTCTTTTAAAAGTAATTCTTTGATATTGTTTATTATTTCTATCAGCCCATATTTTATAATAAAAATTATATACTGAGTTAAATACTTTTCTTTTTTGTTTAGCATTATTTAATTTTTGTTTAAATTCTTCTTTTCTATCTTCATATTTTGGATTTTCTAATTTATTATTAAATATTTCAATATCTTCTAATTCTCGTAATGTTTTCTTTTTCATTACCATCATTTGAACTTTTAATTCCATATCATTAGGTTCAGGATTAATAAGAATTCCATAATCTTTGAAATGGTCATAAATTGTGCTATCAACTATAAATTTACCATATTCACTAACTTTCTTATTTTGTATTGCTTCTAACATTGTAGCAGGTCTATAACCCTTAGGAATATCACCTATATAATAATAAGGTTTGCCTTTACTAGGAGTAATAGGAGGTGGTTCATTTGCTTTCTTTTCCTCCTCTTCTTTTGCTTTCTTTTCTTCTTCAATCTTCCTTAATTCTGCTTTAGCCTTTCTTGCTTCTGTTAATCTTTGACCTATTGATTTTGCTTTTTCTGTTCCTTTCTCAACTCTTACCTTTGATGTATCAATTTTCTTTTCAACTTCTTTTTTAACAGGTTTATTTAATTTTTCTCTCATCTTTCTAGCATGTTCTATTGCTTCTGAACTACCTTTTTTAAATCCTCTTCCTTCTTTATTTCTTTTATCTTGTATTATTTCAATAACTTTTTCAACTATTACTTTATGATTATTATTTATTCTTCCTCCTTGTAATCTTTGCATAGCCTCTAAACCTTCTATTAAATCGTATAAAGCCTCTTGTTCATCTTCTAATCTTCTCATATCATTTAAATCATTTGTTTGTCCTAATTCATTATCTAATCTTTCATATTCTCTGTTTAAAAATTCTAAATCTTCTACTCCATAATTATCCCCTCTTTTAAATCTTCTGATAACGGGTATATTATTATTAATTTGTTGTCTTGGTTGTCTTACTCTTCTTTTTGTAGGATTTTGGTCTCCTTTATCAAATTCTTTTAGTAATTTCTTAGACGCTTGTTTATGACCCCATAAGAATACTTTTTTATTTTCAAATTCTTCTCTCTCTGTCATTACTATATATAATATATAATATTATTTCTTTAAGTGATTTTTTATTTTTTTATTAAAATCAATAATTTGTCATAACCTCTTATAATATATATTTATTATTTTTATTAAAAAGGTAAAAATAAATATAATAATATAATATATGAAAAAGTATAAAAATAACTTATATTTTTTTATAAGACCTATGACAAATCATCAAATATAAATATATTTTTCAATTACGCGTTCTATTACAATAAATTAATCAGTTATTAATTCTAATAAACTTTTTAATTTACGCTTATACATATTAAAGTAATTATGTTTAGTTAATATACGATTTGTTGTTAATTCATCATCTTCGTATGTATATGTATCATAAGTATTATATGTTGATACAATACTTAATGGATTATGTACATAATCCATTAAAAAAACCAATGTTTGATTGATGAATTTAAAATATTTATAGAATATTAATTTATCATGATTACACCCATGTATTTTTTCATTAGGATTATCAATAAGTTGTTTTTGAAAATCTGGAAATATATTGTCTAAAAGATGTGATAATTCAGTAATCATTTTTTCAGTCATGATATATATATATATACTTTATATAATATATAATTTCTTATATTGTTTTATATTATATTTATTTTTTTATAAAAAAAATAAATGATTTGTCATAAGTTCTTATATATAGTATTATTTTTATATTAGAAAAAAGTAAAAATAATATAATTATAAAAATATAGAAAAATCTTGTAAATAACTATAAATAATTTTATAAGACCTATGTCAAATCATCGATTTTATAAAAATACAATATCCTTATAAATATATGGTATAAATAATAAAATCATCAATAAATTAATCTACATAATCATATCAATAATTATATGACAATAAAATTATCAATTCATCAACATTATATTTTTTTATGATATAATAACTATATAAATATAATACCAAATGAATAGGCTTTATGGTGTATATATACCGCTTAATGTATGATTTTAACAATAATAAATTCCGTATTAAATGGAAATTAAGCATTTTATTAACTTTTAGGCATATAATATTAAGTATTTTATTAATTAAAAATTTTTAATTAATGATTATATTAAGATTATTACATTTTTTATTAATATTTTCATTAATTTCCATTTAATTTGGAAATTGAAGGGGGTAAATTTTCTGTATTTTATTGAATTTAAAGAATTATTATATATAATATATAAAGAAAATGACTTTGATTATCAAATATAGTTTTATTTACATTAGTGGTTTTATAACGGGTATATTAAGTCCATTGATATATATTGGATTAAAACATCCTAAAGAATTTATAAATAATATAATTAAAAATTATATTAAAGAATAATTTATAATTTTTATTTAAAGAATTATTATGTATATATATAGTATATAATGAGTAGAACTTTAAACTCAATGTATAGTCATGATATAAAACATGTAATTAATAAAATTGAATATGATACAAATAAAAAGATTAGATTATTAAAAAAAATAATGGATAAAAAGAATGGTCTTATTTATGAGAAAATAAATCGCTTAGAAATTAAAGTTAATGAAAAAATCAATTATTATGATAAATGGTTTATAACAATTAATGATAATATAGATTATAATGAATATAAATTTAAATTATTCTTTTATTTTATAATTATTATTTTATATTATTTATTAATTAAAGATATATTCTGTTAATATATATTATATAATGGAAGATATTGAATATAAAAAATTTGACCATTTTGATAGTTTATTCTTCAGTTTAAAGAATGGTATAATAAATATTGGTTTATCATATGATGATATTTATAATATGACATGTAAATTAAAAAAAGTATTAAGAGAAAAAAATAGTTATTATGTAAAACATTTTAATAATGGAATATATATCGATAAAAGAGTTAATATGACTGAATTAAAATCTATGTTAGAAGACACTATTTATAGTTTAGATATTAAAGAAGAACAAAAAGATAAATTGGTTTTATTAACACATTATATTAAAACCAATTAAAAATATATTTATTTATATAGTATATATGGACTATATAAAATTTGATTATTTTGATAAATTATACAGAGAATTTAATAAAGAAATATATAATTATTATATGTCAAAAACAATTGATTATTCTTATTTGAATTGTGAATTAAGTATTAAATTATTAACATTACTTATTATAACTGAAATTAAAAATATATTAAAAAATAAAATTGAATATTATATAAAATCAATAGATGAAAATATATACATTGATAAAAATATAGAATTTACAGAAATAAAATCAATTTTAGAAGATATAATTTATAATTTGAATGATGAAGAGGATGAATTAAAAGATAAATTAATATCATTATTACATAAATATAAAATATAATTAAAATTGATATTTTGTCATATGTCTTATAAAAAATATAAATTATTTTTAATCTTTTTTCCTATATATTATATTATTATTATTTTTTTACTTTTTACTTAAAATAAATAGTATATATTATAAGAACTTATGACAAATTCATCAATCTAACTATCCTATTTTTTAATTCCTCAATTTCCTTTTTTAAACATTCGTTTTCCGCTTTTAATTTTTCTATCTTCTGATAGTCTAATTTAAACGCTATTTCATATTGCTTTAATCTAATATCCATAATATATAATATATAAATAAAATTTTATATACTATTATATATAAAAAATCAAAATATTTTTAAAATCATTATAAAGTCATTCTAGATTTCATTTAGTATATATTCACGGTCTATAGAATTGGAGAATTATTAATATTATATTTTTCATGTATAATAGTATATAAATATTAATTTTTTCTAGGTCTTCCTCTTTTCTTAACCTTTTCCATATTATCTATTAATTTCTTAGCATCTCTATAATCTTTTTTATCTCTTGGTTCTTTTGGGTCTTCTATGTGGTCTAAAAGATGACTTAACATTTTAGCATAATTCCTTAATTCTTGAATATCAATTTTTTTCTCTTCTTTCTTTGGTTCTTCTTCATCTGATGAATAATCCAAGTTAATATTACCACCTTTTATTTCCTTTTCTAATGCAATATCAACTGATTTCTTTAATGCTTTTTTAACCTTTGGTTCTAATCCTTTCTTAACATTTAAATCAGTATCTACAGATAATTTACCTTTTTTATTAACTAATTCTGATTTACCTGTCATAATAGTTCCAATATCCTTAAAAGGTTTTAATTGTTTAGTAGTCTTATTAAGTCTTTTAAATTCATCATCCAATCTTTTATTTTCGGCCAAAATATTAATAGTATCTTGTTTTTTAGCCTTATTACCTTTCTTAATATTTGGTTTAACTGGTTTAACTGGTTTAACATCTATTTCCTTTAAATCTTTTTTTGATAATTCGTCATCTAAACTTGATTTTTTAGGATTTAAATTATCTCTATATATACCTAATTTCTTTTCTCTTTCTATTCTTTTAGCCCTTCTTTCTTCTAATGTTAGATGCTTAGGCTCTTCAAATTGTGGAGTTTCTTCTGGAAATTCGCCATATCTTTCAACATATTTCATTAATTTTGTTTTTTTCATTATTATATTTTATATATTATAATTAATATTTTCTTTTTATATGTTTTTTATTTTCATATTTTTCATTTTTATTTATAAAATTATCAACAATATTATTAACTTGTATATTTGGATAAAATGATGTATCACTTGCATACGCTTTAATTTTATTTGTCTTTTTATTCTTTTCTTTTTCTATATATTCTTTTTTTAATGTAGGATTTTTATTTATAATTTTATTTCTAATATTTATTAATTTATTGATTTTTGATTTTTCACTTGATAATAAAAAATCATAATTACCCAATGTATCTTCAAATAATTTATTAATATTTTTTCTTATTAACTTATAGTTATTTTTATCTAATAATTCCCTAATATTATTATGTTTTTCTTCGTTTAAATTACCATTTTCAAATAAATCTAAATAATAATCTAATAAATCTTCAATATCATCATCAGATAATTTAAAATCGGGACTTTTTCTTTTAATAAGTATTTCATTAATAATTTTTGAACTATTCTTTCTTTTTAATTTATCAATATCCATATCTTCACCATATAAATCTGAAAATTCTTCTAAATATTCTTCTTCTTTACTATCTGTTAATATCTTTTTTTTACCATCTTTATTTTCAATATCAAAATATTTTTCATCTAAAGCATTTTTCATTAATATATTATCCTTATTAAATTCAACCCATATATATTTATACCCATTAGTATTATTTTTTAATGATAGTTTATTATCAATATCAATATCTTTGGTTTCATTGTTTTTATTATTATAGATTTTACCTTTTATAGTTGTTATAATATTTTCTACTCTAATTTCATTATTTGTTGATTTTGAAGGATTTTTATATTTAAATTCATAACTTATTGAACCTTTAAATACCTTATCATTTGATAATTTTATTTCATTATATGGATTATTATAACCATATAATTTAGTATCATTATATAATTGTTTATCTTCTGGATTTTTTGAATCTTTTCTTGTAAATGATTTAATTTCACTTATAGTATTACTTTGTATTCCATCAACAGGAAAATATTGAAATAAATTACTAAATTCTTCATTTGATAAATCTTTAAATATTTTCTGTAAATCTTTATTATATGCGTCTTTATCCTTACTATTATATATTTTTGAAAAATCACCTGTAAAATCTTGTATTGGAATAGGATTATCAAATAATAAATCTTCATTTACATTACCTCTTTCATTATTAATATAAAAAAAATCAATCATTTTATCTTTATTTTTATTCGTATTTTCAATTTGTGTTTTAGCATCTATATTTAATGAAAAATATTTTTGGTCTTTTGTTAATTTATTAGCATTATCCTTTGCTATTTCTTCTGCTTTATTAAATTCTTCATTAGTTCTAGTTTTTATTTTATCAATATCAATTAATTGAGGAATAGTATCATCAATCTCTTTTTCTTTAATATTAAAATTTATTAATTTAGAAATATAATTGGTCAAATTTTCTTTTAAAGTTTCAATTTTTTTATCTGATATTTTTTTATTTGGATCATTATTATTTTTAAAATTTTCATTCTTTTCCTTTTCTAATTCTAATAAATTATACATATCATAAATTTCTGTTTCTAGTTTAGAACTTCTTTCAGAAGGTGTTAATTTATTATCATCTTCAATATTATCTATATAATCATCCATTTGTATATTATTAATATGACCGTTCTTAATATATTGAGTTATTAAATTATCATACATATCCCAATTAGCCATACCACCTATCATACCACCTGTAATATTTGGTAAATATGGTTTATAACCCAAACCACTGCTTATAAAATTAACTCTATATGGGAGTATTCCATCATTTATATACATTAATTCGTCTATTGTTCTACCTTTCATTATATAAAAAATATATATTGATAATTTTAAATCAAATACAATTTAAAATCACATTTATAAAATAATGATTAGATTTGATGATTTGTCATAGGTCTTATAAAAAAATATAAATTATTTTTAATCTTTTTCCTATATATTATAATAATATTAATTTTTTACTTTTTATTAAAAATATATAATATATATTATAAGAACTTATGTCAAATTCCTATAAATTTTTATTTCATACCTAAATTAAATTCGTCTTTATCTCTAATTACAAGCATAATTGTTAAATTAGGGTCAGTTAATGGTATAGGACTTTTATCCAAACCCAAAAATTGAACTCTTAATTGATTATAAGTACCGTCTATTAATCTATTCCACATAAAATTTGGTGGTCTTTCTACTATTTGTTGTCCTATAGCAACTGTAGGAACAACAGAATAAATAATTGATGATGGTTGAGTATAAGGATTATTAATATTACTAATTCCCATAAATATAGCACTATTAGGTTGTATATTAGGATAAGTATTTGATAAATATGATAATTTTTGACCTTCTTTTGCTACCCAATTATTACTATTAGTTCCCGTAGGAGGAATATAAGCACTATTAATATTAGGATTTGTAGAAAATCCAGCAGTATAACCCATTAATTTATTAAAATGTGCAGGAAATGTAATGATTGGGTTAAAATTCTGAGTTGGATATAATGCTGGGAAATTTGATGGTTGTGAATAACCAGCAGGTAATGATGTAGGTACTTGATAAGTATTAACCTGTATTTTATTTCTGGTTGGGTTTGCTATTATTTCAGCGTAATAAACATTATCACCACTAGAGTCTATTAAATAATGACCATTTTGTATCATAACCCATTGTAAATATTCATTTATATCTGATACTTCGTATAATCCGTCCGGTAAAACTATATTATAAGTAGTGGATACTGCTCCTGAAGTCCAAGTATAACTGAAAGTATTATTACTATATGATGAAAGAACATTAAACCAACAATAATACATTGATATAGAACTAACTGCTATATATTTATCTTTTAAAACTACAGAATTCGGAAAATTATATACAAATGTATTATTATCACTTCCTTCTACATTTGATGCGGTTAAAACTAATGTAAACATAATTATATAATTAATATACAATTATCTATTTAAATTAAATATTTATTTTAATGTAAGATGTCTTGGCATATGAATATTACCATTTCTATCTCTTTGTGTTGATTGAATACCTTTACCTTTAACTAAAGGTTTAAAATTTATTTTTCTATATTTATTTAATACACTTCCACCTAATCTATGACAAGGTAGATTTAAAGCCTCTGGGACTTGACTACCACCAAAATAAAAAGGAGGTTGTCTATTTCCACTTCTCATTTGAACTATATCATTTCTACTATCAGGATTATTAACTTTATACCAGTAATTATAAACTCCACTCATATATATTTATAGTAATAGTCCTATTTATTTAAATTAATTCAATATCCTAAATCATTTAATGTGTCAAGAATATCTTCAACGTCTGCTTTTGGTAATAATCCTTGTTTTGATAATTTACGCACCAATAATTTAAATTTCTTTACCAATTCTATACTATCATTACCTGCTTGGATTTGACCTCTCATTATTTCAAATTGATGAATATCCTTTTCTTGTTGGTCTTTTGAAGGAGTAGGAATACTTAATTTATCTTGTAAATTAGATTTACTAATAATCTTATTTAAATAATCCTTTTCATCTTCATCTAATCTTGATAATTCTTCATATTTAGGTACTCCTCCTCCAATAATAGATTTAACAATATTTCTCATATTATCAGATATATGTCTTGATGGTAAGTCCATAAAATTGGATCCAGTATTTCTTCTTATCTTAAGAATACCCTTATCAAGACTTTTAGCGTTAATTTCATTAATTCCAAAACCTACAAAATTGGGAATTTTAATAGGTTTAGGTTTTGGTAATCCTGAACCTCTTGGACGTCCTCTTCTTATTCCTAATCCACTAACATGACCTAATTGACCTATCATATATCTACCAGCCATACTTTCGGCTATTAAATGATTTGCTACTATATCTTTAGCAGTCAAAGCAGGATTAGCATGATCAACAGCATTAATACCTAATTGACCTGCTAATAATATTGCATCAGCATTTGACAATTCTCTATGAACCATTCTAAAAATAGCATGAGCCGGAGTTCTAGGTGGATATGGATTTGGAGGAATTGGAAAAAATAGTCCATTTGGAGGTTGAACAGGAGGTTGAACAGGAGGTTGAACAGGAGGTTGAACAGGAGGTTGAACAGGAGGTTGAACAGGAGGTTGAACTGGAGGTTGAACAGGAGGTTGAACTACAGGTTGTTGAACTTCATGTCTTGAAATCATTTTTGTTTTCATAATATTAAATAAATCTTTTATTTGTCTGAATTGAGGACTATTTAAATCATTTAAGGCGTTTAATTCTTGTCTAATATTATCTAATGCTTTACTTGACATTTGTATATTATTTGATTTAGCATATCTTTTAGCCTTTTCTATTAATGTTCTAATTGTTCCTGCTTTTGGTAATTGTTCTAATAAATCAAAAAATGCCTTCATATTTTCATTATCTTCAGGTGTTAATGTATTATTTTCTGATGTTAATTCATCTAGTAATGTTTTAACCATTTCAGATGTTAATAAATTTTGTTTAGCACCAATTAACATTGTATTAATCGTGTTAATCTTATTTCTTAATTCATTATTTTGATTAACACTTAAAACTGTTAATGATTTTACAAAATCTTGAATATCTAATAAAATAACATCTACATCATTAGCGCTTAATATATTACTTTTATTACCGTGAGAACTTTGTGATTGTAAATAATTCTTAGTAGTTTGAAACATTCCTTGCTGTGATGAATACATATTCTTAATATTATTTACTATAATTTCTAAATCATTTTCATCGCCTCCTATTCCTGTAAATCTATAATTCTTTCTTATTTCATCTACAATACTTGATACTCTTTGTGCTAAAAATCTTATTAATCCTCCATCAACATTTAAAGGAGAGGCCATCAATTTATTAACAATAGCATAGGCAAATTGGGGCTCTGCTATATCTTTCAATTCATTAGCAATACTTTGTTTCATTGATTCTAAATCTTTTAATTTCTCAGTATTAGTTCTAGTATCTAATACTTGAGCACTTGGAGGCAATTGACCTGTTAATAAATATGTCTTATTTGCTTGAAGATTATATTCATCCAATTTAATTCTTTCTTCAAGGCGGTTCATATATTCATTTCTATATTTATTAATATCACTTGGGGTTTTAACTGGCTGACCACTCATTATATAATTAAATGTTATTATTTTGTTTTTAAATCAATATAATTATCATAAATCATATTAAATCATTTAAATTAATGTTGATAAACTGGAAATTTTGAATAATCTTTCTCTTCCATATCATCAAACATAGTTCCAACAATATTATTAAATTCATTAATGATTATATCACATGGTATATCATTATATTCACTCATTAATCGTTTTAATTCATTTCTTTCTCTTTCTTTCATATTTAAAGTATTTGTAAATATTGATTTATTCATTTTATTAAGACATAAACATTTAACACGTTGATTCATATCTCTTTTAAATATTTCATCTTGTTTTTCTTGATATTTCTCTTCTAATTCTTTATCAAATTTATCTAAGTCTCTTAATTGTTTTTCTATTGTTGGTAATCCATCAGGAGTTAAATCATTATTTAATTTACCATTAAAAACATCGTCAATAACTTTTATATCTGATTTCATTTTTGTATCAAATTCCAAAATCATATCGTTAATTTCTTTTTGAATATCCATTGATTATATATAACATATATAAATATTTATTTAAGTTGGTTTTTTATTTATAATAATAACATGTTCTATTTCCTTCTTAGTGGTTTGATATTTATAATTATATTTTATCATTTTACATTGTTTAAATAATAAATTAATAATCCAATTATATTTAACACAAATACATATAAATGCTTTATTTTTCAATATATTATCATTTGATAGTTTTTCATATATAGATATTGTAGGGTCAATATAATGACTATTAACTGTGTCAAAATAAGGAGGGTCTAAAAATATGAATGATTTCTTATCATTTTTATATTTATCATAAATTTCTAAAGCATCATTATTTAATATTTCTACATCTTCATTCCTTATAAAATCTATTATCGGTACATCTTTCATTATTTCTATATTCTTAATATGTTTTTTACTAGGAAAACAACCAGCTCTCATAAAAAATACTCGGTTTATATATAACCATGAATTAAAATCACCATCATTAGCCTTTAATACTATTTTATTATATTCTTCCTTATTAAATGCCATATCTCTAATTTTGACTAATTCATCAACAATTTTATCAAATTCTTCTTTATTTTTAGATAGTTTATATAATTTAATTAAATTTTCATTATTATCATTAATGATATATTTAAATTGTTTAGGGTGTTTAGTTGATATATAATAAGACAAAGCACTTGAACCACAAAACGGTTCTATGATAGTTTTATATTTTGGTAATTCGTCCTTTATTTCATTATATATCCTTTCAACTTCTTTGCGTTTATTTCCAAAATATGGAATAAAAAAATGATTTTGTTTCATACTATAATATATAATATGAAATAAATGTTTATGTTATTTTCTTTGATTTAATGGTATTCAATTTAGGCTTCATTACATCTATCAAATTTTGCTCTATTAATAATCCTTCACCCCGCGTGTTAATTTGATGTTCTTTTATGATTTCAAAATCAAATAAATCAAAACCGCCTAACGCTCTAATATATTTATAGAGAGGGTATCTATACTTTCTACTTCTCTTATTGTTAATTGCTTTTTGATGTTGTGATTTCCGCCTATTAAAATTATTTGTACTACCTATATAAAATATCGTTGGATCGTCTTTTTGATATATTTTGTAAATATATATTTTACTCATATATAATATATATAGTATTAATTCTTTAAATTATTTTTTAATAGTTTTTAATCTTTTCTCTTTGCTTTCTTGTTCTTTCTTTTGCTTTTTCTTTCTGTTCTTCTGTTAATGGTTTTCTATTTTCACGTCTTTTCTTTAAATGCTCTTCTTTTTGTTCTGATGTCATTTTAGCCCTATATTTACGCGATTGTTCTGCTTTGTATTCAGATGTTTTTGATTTATTCATTTCTGCTTTTATTTGACATCCTTTTTCTCTTCTTTTATTTTCAGCCCAATGTTTTTTATATTCTCTTATTTTATCATCTCTTTCTTTCTTTTGTTCTTCTGATAAATTTTCAATAATATCATCTCTATTGTTTCTATTTTCTATTTTACTAACCCATCTTAAATTTGATAAATCATTATTTTTCTTATTTCTATCAATATGGTCTATTTCTGGTTTATTATCAGGATTTGGTATATATTGTAATGCTAATAATCTGTGAATACTATGTTTTATTTTTTTTTTATTCCCTTCTTTATCAAACCCTCTTAAATTAACATATAAATAACCATCTTCTGTTTCTTGAGGTTTCATTATAATACCTTTACCACATGAATAAATTTCTCCTTTTTTATTAATTTTATATAAATTTTCATAACCTTTGATAAATTCCATTAATACTATATAATATAATATAGTGTCAAATCTTTAAATGATTTTATATAATTATTTTTTATCATACCCTAATAATAAATCTACTTAAACTCTCGCGCCAGTTAATACATCAATTGACACACTAATTCCATATTCTATAAACACCCATAAATTAATTTTTCTTGTTGAATAATTAGTACCAATGATTTGAACTGATTTAGGAACTGCTTGTTCTACAGGCAACATTCTTTCAACATTAACATAGTAATAGCAATATGAGTTTTGGAAATCAGAAAAGTTAATTAATCCAGATGTTATACCATCAGTTAAACCTCCATTAACTGCATTTTGACCATATAATTGATTATTCCATTCTTCAAAAGTATATCTTTGAGTGTTATAAATAGCATTTTGACCTGATATTTGAACATTAAAATTACCTAAAGAAACCATAGGTGCTGTAGTTCCACATCCAGCTGGATCAAAAGGTGATTGAAATTCTTGATATGGATCATTATTATAATTGGTGGCATAAAAAGGAATAATTAAAACTGATTTAATATTTGCTATACCATTAGTGATTAAATTATTAAATTGTTCTCCACTATTAATATCTTTAACTTGATATTGATAAATATCGGTATATTTGATTTGTTTAATATTATTTGCTAGATATGCTTTCTCAAAAGTGTCATTAAATGTATAAGCAGGAACATATAGATAAATAGATTTAGACACATTACCTTCTGTATAATTAGGGTTATTAGTAATATTAATATTATAAGATTTAGATCCAACCATTAAATCGTAATATACAGTTCCGTTGGCAGATGCAGTAAATACTTGATCTGCTAAATATTTAGAACCAGTGGCGATACTTGGAATTAACATTGGTTGAATACCACCTCCATATACATTTGATGTAATAGAATTATTTGTAATTAAAGCATTTACTGTCCCACCACCTGTATAATCAAAGGATGCACTAGCATTATTAAGATTTAAAGTTAATTTCATAAAAACACCTTTTAATAATGGACACATATTGAAAAATGAATGAATATGTTTTAAATAAATTGTAGCCATAACACTAATTTGAACTATTCCTCTTGATTGTGGTGTAGATTGTTGAATTTTAGAGATATTAGATTTCCAAATTTGAGATATATTTGAAGATGAAATACCATTGACAGAATATGCAGTTGAAACAGCACCACTTGAAGTCATTATACCAACCCTATTATTAAAAGCAATCCATTTTGTTCTATATGTAGCACCTTCATTACCTCCCAAATTAGATACACTATTAAATTGATTATAGTTATTTTCATTATTACTTGGTGTAATAGTATTAACTAGTGCTAAATCATTATTAACAACAGATGGTCCATTTCCATTAGCATTAGTAAAATAAGCCCATGATCCTGAAGTATCTGGATAAAATCCAATTGTTGGTCCTTGTGTCATAATATCAGCATAAGATAATGTAGTTAATAATTTAAAAGAATTCCACATATTACAAAATGGTGTTTGTTGAACTATTGTAGTTCCATTATAATCCAATGTCATTGAATGAATAATAGATCCAAACCAATTTTTTAATCCTATACTATAATCATATGCTAAAACAACTGAACCTGCTTGTGCTAATGGTAAAGACACTGATAATAACATAGGAACTGCTAGGTATGCTTCTCTATAACTAATATATTTATTTGAGTTAGCAATTTGAGATGTATCAATAATAGATTGATTATTTTGATAGTTTTGATTTTGATTATCAAGAATATTAATCCAATCCTTTCTAACAAAAACATTTGGAGATCCTTCTACTTCTTGAGAAAGGTCATAAACTAATTTATCGCAAGACATTTATATATATAAAACTATATTATTATAATTTTAAATAGATTTTTATCAAATATTAATATTATTTTATATGCTTAATGAAATATTCTTTCTTTTTGGACCTTTTGGAATTGATACATTTAATTTTGATAATTTAGCACCAATTCTATCCGCTAATCCTTCACCTCTTGGTATCATAGTTCCTCTTTTATTATTTGTAGTTTCTAAATAGTCATCTATTCCATGATATGAATTTTGACCACCCATTCCACCATCTAATAAGAATGAACTACCACCTACCATTTTTCTATTTAATGAATTTAATTTATTACCCGTTGAAGGTAAATAGATATGACTTGTTCTAACCATTATATAATTATATTTATAGTGTTTTGTTTTTAAATATCATTCTTTTGTTTTTCCCGTGATAATAATTTTTTATATGCTAATAAATTCTTTTGTATTAATTCTAATCTTTGAATTTTTTGTTCTTTTACATTATCAGAAGATTTAGAGGTTTTAATCTCATCAAACATTTTTTTCCTATCATTTTCTAATTCATCTAACCAATTATTAATTTTATTTTCATTTATATCATAATTAATTTTTAACATTTGTATAATTTATATATAGATGTTATTTATTTAAATTATTTTTAATTATATTAAAAATACATAAATTAACTATGTAAAATTTAACTATGTAAAAAAAGAGGATTGATGATTTTCAAATCTCTATATATTTTATTTTTATTAATATTATACTATCTCATTCTATATAATCCTCTTTTTTACATAGTTAAATTTTACATAGTTAATATTATACCTATAAACTTTATATAGTCATTATAGACTAACCAAATTACCATAATAGATAATAACTCATAAAACCAGCCGTATAAGGCATATAATTAGCCCATTTCCAATTTCTTTTTAAAAATCTTTCTCTCCTTTCTTCATCCTTATGTTTTGTATAATCTGTATAACCATTCTCACCAAAATGAACCCATTTTAATTTATTAGGGTCATATATCATATATTTTTTTTTAGGATTTGTTGATAATTGAATTTCAACATCATTACCATAAATTCTTTTAGCATTTCTAAAAACCGTTTTAGGGTTAGAATATTTATTAATATCTTTCATTTATTATATAATGTATTTATATAATTAATATTTTAAATTGTATTATCATTAACAGGTTGATCCGTTATTATTGTTTCATTATTATTATTTTCTATATCATTTTCAAGTTCTACTGTTCTATCTATATCAATTAATCCAAAACAACATTTAAACTTTGAACATTTTGATTTTAAACAATATCTAACTGACAACCCTAAAAAACCAATAATAATGGTTGTTAAAGTTATAAAAAAAGTTCCATCATAAGTATTAATCCAAGTAGGCATATTTATATTTATAGTGTTATAATCTTAAATTTATAATATTTCGTTAATTATGATTGTAATTGAAGGCATTACAGGAATACCTGATACTCCAGGGTCATTTGTTTTAGTACTGACATTTGATGACGTTGTATAAGCCTTAATTTGTATAGAACAACCTGTGAATGTACTATCAACTATAAATGAATAATTACCATAAATATCACTATTAGCAGGTATACTAAACATATTGCCAGAATTTAATATTGGAGTAAATGTAGTTGGTTGAGCAGATGAATTTATATTTATCCATGAATATAAATTAGCAATACTACCAGCATTATGATTTGCTAGGAATTGAACATTAACTAAAAATTTACCTATTTTATTAAAATTAAATTGTGTAAAACCTGTCATTGATATACCGTTTAAAAATGTTGTAATTTCAGTTGAAAAAGTAGAAATGGTAGATGCTGTATAAGTTGTAGTACTTAATGATGATGCAGATGCATAATAAGGATTAGCATTTGATGTAAAATAAGTAATTTCTTTAGTTGTGGTATTATAACCCAATATATTAGTATTTGTAGCATTTCTTATAGGATCTATATATAATCTACTAGTTCCATCACTATTTAAAGCAGTACCTGTAGCACTTATAATAATAGAATTAGCATGTTGATTAGTTTGACCGGCTGAAGTACCTATAGCAATGGCTGATGCACCTTGACCAGATTGTCCAGCACCATTACCATAAGCACATGCATTAGTTCCTTGATTTGTTTCTCCTGCTCTTCTACCAACTGCTGTTGCTGTGGCTCCTTGACCTTGGGCTCCAGCAAAAAATCCTACTGCTACAGAAGTAGAACCTTGATAAGTTGAAGGTGTATTTAATGAACCACCTCCAGCACCTGAACCGATTGCTACACTATTTGAACCTTGGGCGTATCTTCCAGCACCAGCACCAATGGCCACACAATTTGATGCTTGAGTTATCTCGCCTGCTAATCCTCCTACAGCAACTGATGATGTATTTTGAGTATTGAAACCTGCATTTTGACCTAACGCAACTGATTGAGAACCTTGACTAGTTTGACCTGCACCTACACCAACTGCCACACAACCGCTACCTTGTGATGAATTACCAGCCCCATTACCAATGGCAACAGAATTTGATAATTGTAAATTATTACCAGCACTTACACCTATTGCTACAGAATAGGAACCTTGTGTTGTTTGACCAGCACCATTACCAATTGCTACAGCACTAGCGCCTTGTGAAACTTGACCTGAAGTATTACCAATTGCTACAGTATTAGTACTTTGAGCATCTCTTCCTGCTGAATTACCTATTGCTACAGCAGATGACCCTTGAAAACCAGTTGTAGAATTTGTTCCTCTACCAGCATTTACTCCAATAGCAACTGAATTAGTACTTTGTGTGTATCTTCCAGCACCTGTACCTATAGCAACAGAATATTGGGCTTGTGAAGCATTACCAGCATTATTACCAATTGCCACTGTTTCTATTGCTTGTGATGTAGTACCTGCACTACTACCAATAGCAACTGCTTGTGAGCCTTGAGTAAATTGACCTGCCGTATTTCCAATAGCAACTGATTGTGTACCTTGAAATCCAGAAGTTGAATTTATACCCTGACCAGCATTTACACCTATTGCTACTGCTTGAGAACCTTGTTTCCATCTACCAGCATTTACACCAATAGCAACTGAAAAAATTGCTTGTGTATCATTTCCAGCATTTTCACCAACACTTACAGAACTAGCACCTTGTGAAGTATTACCAGCATTAACACCAACAGCAACAGAATTAGTACCTTGTAATGTTTGTCCTGATGAAGCACCTATTGCTACAGCATTTGAACCTTGAAATCCCGTTGTAGAACTTGAACCTCTACCAGCATTTAAACCAATAGCAACTGCTTGTGAGCCTTGGGTCCATCTACCGGCTTCTCTACCTAATGCTATAGCATCTGATTGTTGAGATGATGATGCAGTAGTATTACCAATAGCAATACCAGATGCACCTTGGGACGTATTACCTGCAAGATTACCAATTGCTATTGCACTTGCAACTTGTGAAGATGCACCTGCATCATCACCAATTGCTATTGCAGAAATACCTTGATTAACATTACCAGCAGTATCACCTATGGCTATTGCACCATCACCTTGAGTATTATATCCTGCATTTAAACCTATAGCCACAGCGTTTGTACCTTGTGTGGATTGTCCAGCATAACCTCCTATTGCTATTGCTGATGCGGATTGATTTTCATGACCTGCTAATGTACCTAATGAAATACAATTTGTATCTTGACCAGTAAAAGCCGAACCTCTACCAATAGCTATACTATTATCACCTTGAAAAGCCTGTCCTGCTTCAAAACCTATTGCTATACCTTGAGCACCTTGAGTATATGTACCAGCAGAATAACCTATGGATATAGCATAGTTATTTTGCAATGAAGCACCAGTATTAGTTCCTATATTGATTTTATCATCTGTGTATAATATTCTATTTGTTGTCATATTAATATCATCATTAAATGT